ACCAGTCCAATTGATATGAGGTATGTATGATCGAACAAACAATCTTAGCAGGTATGATTCATAATGAAGGTTATGTAAGAACGGTCTTGCCTTTCCTGAAAGACGAGTACTTCGAGGATCAAAACGAAAAGTTTATTTACACTACGATTAAGTCGTACATCGATCAATACAACGGATTGCCTACTCTTTCGGCTTTGAAGATTGCAATCGATGCATCGAATTCATTGAATGAAGAACGGTACAAACAAGTCAATACAACTCTTGATTCGTTGACTTACGACGAAAAGACTGACATGACTTGGTTGGTTGATACGACCGAAAAGTTCTGTCAAGACAAAGCGATCTATAACGCAGTTCGTCAATCAATCCTTGTTCTCGATGGTAAGATTAAAGATCTTGATAAAGGTGCAATCCCAGAACTATTGAGTGATGCTCTCGGTGTAAGCTTTGATACAAACGTCGGCCACGACTTTCTTGAGAATGCAGATGAACGCTTTGACTTCTACCATCGAGTAGAAGAGAAGCTTGAGTTTGATCTTGAGTACTTCAACAAGATCACAAAGGGTGGCCTAAGTAAAAAGTCTCTGTCGGTTGCTCTTGCAGGCACTGGTGTTGGTAAGACTTTGTTCATGACTCATTGTGCTGCAGCATCTCTATCTGCTGGTAAGAACGTTCTCTACATCACCATGGAAATGGCTGAAGAACGAATCGCCGAACGCATCGATTCAAATCTTCTTGATGTAACTCTTGACGATCTTCGTCTGCTTCCAAAGCCTATCTACAACTCGAAGATTGAAAAGATAAAGGCAAGAACAGTAGGCAAACTTATCGTGAAGGAATACCCCACGAGTTCTGCAGGTGCAAATCACTTCCGTCACCTGTTGAATGAATTGAAGCTGAAGAAGAACTTCGTGCCCGATGTTATCTTCATCGATTACTTAAACATCTGTATGAGTGCTCGGTTGAAACATGGTGCTAACATGAACTCGTATATGATGATTAAAGCGATTGCAGAAGAGCTTCGTGGTCTTGCAATGGAGTTCAACGTTCCAGTTATGACTGCTACACAAACAACTCGTTCAGGCTATGGTAACTCTGATGTCGAGTTGACCGATACATCAGAATCGTTTGGTCTACCTGCAACTGCCGACTTCATGTTTGCACTTATCTCGACAGAAGATCATGAGAGCCGTGGTCAGCTTCTCGTCAAACAGCTGAAGAACCGTTGGGGTAGTGTTGATAGCCCTAAACGATTCGTTGTCGGTATCGACCGCTCAAAGATGCGCCTGTTTGATGTCGAAGAGTCTGCTCAAGAAGGTATCACTGGTGGGCCAAAACAACAAGATCGACCTATATTTGATGGTTCTTCTATGGTGCAAGACTCAGACTTTCAGCCAGATCATGACTTTGAACCGCAGCGACTAAGCAGCTTTAAGAAAAAGAAACCGAATTTTGGAGGGTTTAACTGATGGGCTACCGCGTAAACGAAAACAACAACTCGTTCGAGATCGTTGAAAAAGGATCCGAATTGGTTGTAGCTCGTAGAAATGATAAGGACGCTGCAACGAAACTTTGTCGTTCGTTGAACTTAGGGTCTGGGTTCGATGGATTCACTCCACCGTTCTTCACCTTGAAGTATCCAGATGATCATGCAAAAGGAAATACCGCTCAAACTTAATTGAGCGGTATTTCACCGTGCACGATACGTGAATGTTGGGCGGAACCCCACCGGCATTCTTGATGCGACCCCAACTGTTCCATCTGTGATTTTGTATGCTATCACACTTGCCTCTACGTTAATTAACGTGATTACACGCACCCATACGATTATTTATACAAAAAGTGCGCTTGGCCTATTGACATTACGAAAAAAATGTTTATATTACTACTATAAGCAGAGCAAAGGTAGAACAAACATGATGACCTTCGAACAGACCGGAACCGTCTTCACCGCCACCAACTCGATCAAACCGGTAATTATCAACAAGAACCATGCCAACCAATTCATGCTCTTTACGCCTGAAGGTCGTCTACTCGACAACTTCACCTCGGTCGGTCCTTTCGTAGACTTCGAAACAGCCAAACGTAATGCAGAATGCAACGTTGGTATGGCAATGAACTGGAGTGACTTCTAATGACTGCTTTAATCATCCCCGTTATCTTTTTAATTGTAATCGTGTTTGGCCTTCTTTGAGGAAACGAACTAATGGTCAATGTTTATCCAATCACTGGCAAAGTATGGTACCGCGAAAGCACAGATGAATGGGTGCTGGAGCTTGAAGGTTCTATCAACGATACTCACTTCATTAGTCGCCACACTGAACCTGGTAGCACTGCTCCAGAAGATGTTGCAGGACTACCTTCGCTGTATAAAGAGGAAACGAACTAATGACTGACGAAGAACTGATTGAACAATCAAATTTAGTAGTAGCTGCACATCGGCAAGGATATGATCAGGCTCGAGCAGCTTCCTCTGAGTTGCGTAGAGCTATGGCCGAACGTATCATGGAACACGAAGCCAAGCTGGCAAAGGCGGTGTCGGCGTTGGAGGAGATTGCAGGCAATGGTAATGCTGCTGGTCGGAACCCCCAGTTAATGGCCGATAAAGCCCGCGCCACCCTCGCAGAGATCAAAGGGTAGTGTCATGAAGACTTGCCCACCCTGTAATAACGATTGTAATCAGGGCCGTGATTGCCCACAACGCAAACCGAAGGATGCTTCAACAAAAATTCAACAAACCAGTTGACATTTGGTTCAAAGTAGCTTATATAGATCTAGTAGAAGCAAAGAGGAAAAGCCATGCTACTCGATACGTCTGTTACCGTCGGCCAAAACGTTCGTGCGTTCCTCAATAAGAATGCGCGTGGAAAGGTTGTCGCAGCCAACGGTTCGTTGTTGACAGTTCAGTGGGAAGGTGGTAATATGGTAGAAGTTAATCGGTTCAGTGTTATCGTCATGAAACCTGGGTACTAAGGAACAACGAATGCAAACTGTACGTGAACTTATCGAAGAAGCTATCGCAGAAGCTCGCATCATGGAGGCTGCTCGAGAAGTATTCGATGTAGATAACATGTTGCTCACCGCTATGCGCTTGAGTGGTGCGCCGTATTCGTTTGTCGAAACAGTATACGAGCGAGCATCAGCATGAACTACTTTGGAGCTACATACACTAAAAGCCGTGATCCTACTGATATCTACTATAAGCGCATTCTTGAGATGATGCGTGATTACAAACTATCAATGCAAGATGCGATCAACTGGGATATGGATGGCTTTATGCCATACCCTTCTCGTGGAATGATTCTTACTGATGAAGAAGAGATTGACTTTTATCTTCACATAAATTATATTCCAGCTGATAGCCGTACATTCTTCACAGGAGTTGCCCTTGGCTTTTATGACTATACACTCGAAGACAAAGAAGAGGAAACCGACCAAGAGGATGATCGAAGCACAAGCACGCCATGACGAATGGCTTGCCTCGATTGGAGTGAATGGTCGTAAGACACTGAAAGGTGTTGAGCATGTAAATCTTCGTGAAGGTATTGTTGAGAACGCACAGCTCACGAATGGTATTGCTGGTAACGGTACAAAGAAAGAAGCTAACGTATACACTGGCGACTACATCATGGGTATCGCCACTATGCACAAGTCAAACGCTGTGCCGATTACCAGTGGCGAACAAGCGATTGAAGTATCACAGATGAGGAGGAACTAAGGTTCCTCCTTTTTTATAAATACTTTAAATATCAAGAGGTAATGATGGCAACTATTGTCAATAACGCCAAATACGGTGATGGCCATGAAGTCATATTAAAGACGATGCAGCAGCTTCCTGCTGCATCTAAGTTTGCCTTTGCGAGATACAAATTTGTTCCCGGCGTATCTGTATTTAAAGTAAATCGTACCGCGAAAACAGCGGACGCTGTTATTAACCTTGGCGTTGGTACAGATGTAGTTTATTTAACTGATGATAAAGGCAAAGTTTATCGTATCGTCGGTAAAGCATCTACTATTAATGGTACGTTTAACCATAATGGCAATAGTAGCAAATCAATGACAAATTTGTTAACTGAAATCAAAGAACTTGTTTCAATGTGGGTGTTTGAGAAGTATTTTGAGACTGGAACATTTATCGAAGAAGACGAAATATATTCTAAACTAAATGCTGCGAATAAAGAAGGATATAAGACGATCTACTACGAAAGTGCTTTAAAACAGTTAGCGGCATTGAAACCATATGTGACCGATCCAAAGGGTTATACTTACGAAAGACAGGGTCAAGATCGCACGAAAAACCTCTACATCAATGCCCGAAAATTAACACGTAAGCTGAATGATAACTGGAATCCTGCAGACATATGGATGATTAAACGTTCGTATAGCATGGAACCATTATACAAAGCTACGAACGCGAACGAACTGAATGGCTTACTCGCAGACGCAGTAGAAACGCAAGACATTATTCCAATTTCGCTGAAGCAGATCGTTACTCC